TTCCAATATTAGAAAATAAGTTTGGTAAGCCTAAATGTGCGTTGGATTTTGAGACGCCGTATCAGTTGATGGTAGCGGTGATTTTATCGGCACAATGTACAGATGTGAGAGTAAATATTGTAACAAAAGAGTTTTTTAAGGTTATGAAAGAGCCAAAAGATATTCGAGAAATGGATTTAGAAACGATTGAAAAGTATATAAAATCAACTGGATTTTATAAGAATAAGGCTAAAAATATTAAATTGAATGCCGAAATGCTTTTGGAAAAATATAATGATAAAATTCCAAATAAAATGGAGCAACTAGTGGAATTGCCTGGAGTTGGACGAAAAACGGCTAATGTTGTTTTGGGAGAATTGTGGAATATACGAGAGGGAATTGTGGTTGACACTCATGTTAAGAGATTATCGAATTTAATTGGATTTGTGAAAAGTGATAATCCAGAAATAATAGAAAAGGAATTGATGAAATTTGTTCCAAAAAAAAATTGGTTTGAGTATTCGCATTATTTAATATTACAGGGGCGTGACAAATGTATTGCGAGAAGACCAAAGTGCGAAGAGTGTGAAATTAGGGATTTTTGTAAACATTATGAGCGATTACAGAAAATAAAGAAACAATTAAGAGTAACCTAACAGAAGCAATGAATGTTGTGAAAGGGGTACTAGCTACAGTAGGAAGCGTAATTAAATGGTGTACAGAAAACTTAGGATTTATGTTGCCAATAATTAAGGCTTTAGCGGCAGGCTTTATTGCGTTTAATGTAATTGCTAAGGTAATTCCAATTGTAATGGCTGTAGTCAATGGGTTTATGCAAGTAATTAAAGTAGTCAGATTACTTAGCATGCTTATGATGAGTAATCCTATATTACTTGCAATTACAGCAATAGCATTAGGACTTTATTTATTGATCACTAATTGGGAAACAGTTAAAGAAGTGGCATTAGCAGTATGGGATGCTATTTCAAGCTTCGCCACAGAGATGTGGGATAACATTGTAAATAGATGCATGGCATTTGTGAATTATGTAGTTCAGTTAGTTACATCTTTGTACAATAGTTTTATGCAAATAATGTCACCTATATTGGACGGAGTACAACAAATATTCAATGGGATTATTACATTCTTAACAGGTGTATTTACAGGAAACTGGGATATGGCCTTTAGTGGATTGGTACAAATCTTTACAGGGTATTTTGGCATAATCAAGTCCGTAGCAGAAGGGGTACTTGGCTGGGTACAAGAGAAATTACAATGGGCAGGCGACAAAATAGATGCTATCAAAGAAGGTGGAGCATGGCTATATAACAATACTGTAGGACGTGTAACTGGTGAACATAATGCAACTGGTACTGAATACTGGAAAGGTGGAGCAACATACGTCAACGAAAATCAACGTGGCGAGATTATTAATCTACCTAATGGCTCACAAGTTATACCACATGATGAAAGCATGCGCCAATTAGCGAATAACAGAGGCAATGTTACTGTTAATGTAACAGTACAAGGAAATGTGATTGGCAATGAAGAGTTTATGGATGCCTGCGGTAATCACATAAGCAATAAGATTATGTTAGCAATGGGCAATATGTAGGAGGTGTTAAATGGGTTTTCAAGATAATGCTAAGCAAGTAATGACACAACGATTACATGCAAAGCAAGCAGAATTACAAAAACTTGCAGTAACACGTGCTACAAGATTTGCTGATAAAATATCACATGGTTTAGTAGGTAAAATCTTAGATTACGCTGAACGAAAACCAACAACGGATATTGTATTTCATTCTGAATTAACAGATGAATATATTACATTGCCAGTGGTTCCAAATCCATTACCAACAATAAATGAGCCACAAACAAATGAAACATTTGCAGGATTAAGAGGAGATATTAAGTTAATTGGGCCATTAGGCTTACGGTCACTTACACTTGATAATATCCTTTTACCTGTAAATAAAGACTACTCATTTATTCGTGGTAATGGAACAGACGGATTACAAGTGCTGCAATTCTTTCAAGCACAAAGACAGATGAAGGCTGTGATGCGGATTTGCATTATTCAATCAGACGGAAACGAGATATTAAATATGCCGTGCGTAGTGAATGATCTATCATATTCTTATGACAAAATAGGAGATATTAAAGCTACTATAGGGATTGAAGAATATGTTTACACTAACACATCTACTACTACTCAATCTGCAACAGGCGGAGAGAATAAGGCGGTTAAGCCATGAAGCTACAGTATACTAACACAACAAAAGGGAAAGACGGTAAAGACACAACAGAAACACGTGAAATTACTGCCTACACAAATAACTATCAAAGGTCAGACGGAATAGATACGCTAGGCCAAGAATTTACATTTGATTTAGTTGATAATCCATTTGATTTCAATATGATGAACCAAAGGCTGGCAATTGGTGGGAAAATTGAATTTTCAAATCAAGTTAGTAACAATAATAAAAGTGCTACCATGACACTTAATGAAGAACCAAAGGAAGAAATTGTATTCCAAGGTATCATAGTGGCAGAAAAACAGAGTGGCACAAATAAATACACATATACATGCTTTGATTATTGCTTCTATTTGAATAAATCAGAAATAGAAATTCAGTTCAATGGGGTTAGTGGACTAGATGCAATTAAAGCGGTATGCAGTGAGAATAATGTCCCATTAGGAAATGTAGCTGATATTAAGACGAAGATAAAGAAAATATATCAAGGGCAACCTGTATCAGATGTAATAAAGGACATTATTAAGCAAGCAACAGAAGAAACAGGCTACAAATACAGATTGGAATATAGAGAGGGGAAAGTCCACGTAGAAGATTATAAGGAATTGGTATTGGATAAGGTAATTACTCAACCAATAAATAACTATTCACGTGATCTATCTATGGAGGATATGAGAAATTCTGTTCTAGTTATTTCTAGCAAAGAAAAAAGTAAGTCTGTTAAATCGACAATTCAAGATGATGAAAGTATTAAGAAGTATGGATTGATTAAGAAAATTGTTAAGGTTGATGATAAAAAATCAGCACAAACCGCACAAATTGCCAAGAAAACAATTCAAGAAAGCAATAAGATTAAAGAAAATTTAAATTTAACGCTATTAGGTGATGATGCGGTACGAAGTGGCAGGATTATTATTATTGATGATTACACAGTTGATATTCATGATAAATTCTTAGTAACTAACTGCAAACATAATTATGGGGTTAATCACACAATGACATTAGATTTAAAAAGGGTGCAAGCAGAACTTGATACAAGCAGTTATGCACAAGCAACAAATACAGTAGCTAGCAGTAATGGTGTAGGTGGTGCAGATGCGAAGCAAGTGGATGCTGGCATGCAAGCTATGAATGGTTATGAAAGTGTGTATAGAGATAATGGATGTGTAGATGTAGTAGTAAATACAGGCTCATACTACAATCCATTTTTAAAACAACAAGCAGATATTGGTGTGGCCAATGTTGATACACTTGTAGGAAATGCACAAAATGCAGGTTATAAAGTTGAAGCCTTTAATGGCTATGCTAATAAAGGGGATATTTTAGTATACGGTAACAATGATCATGTAGTTATTTCAGACGGTGCAGGCGGTGCATTTGGGAATAGTAGCAGTGCAGGTCATGCAATGTTTTATTCAGATGCAAATTATGCGTGGCATAATAACGAAGCACCGACTAAAGTAATAAGAATGTCTTAGGAGGTGAAATAATGGAAGAGTGGCACGGTCAAATTGCTGCCGCTTTGAAAGAACGCAACAACCCAGTGAGGATTGGGGCAGTTCTTGGCGAAGTAGTAAGTACATCACCTTGGAAAGTAGCAATCAAAGACGGTAAATTTATGATTGATGCTTCAAATGGGTATGTCTGTTTTCAATTAATTCACCACATTACAACATATTCTTATAGGCATAGTGGGAAAATAACACATAAAGGATGCCCTGCAGGACCAAAAACAGATTATGATGCACAAGGGGAAGGAAAAATAGTATTGAATGAACTATGGAAAACAGGGGATAAAGTGCTAGTGATACCAGATGAAAATGAACAGCACTTTTTCATTGTTGATATAGTCAAGGAAGGTGTATGATGTTTCCCACAGACTATAACTTTACAAATTCAATTCAATCAACAGCTACAGCCACTAATGCGCAGAAGAAAGTAGGGAGGTCATTTAAGTTTGACTATAAGACACACCGCTTTGTATTTGAGGACGGTAAGAATGTTGAGGATACACAAATAGAAGCTATAAAGCAATGGATTGAGTTATTTATAAGAACAGAAATGAAAAAATACTTGATCTATAGTGATAGTTTTGGATTAGACTTAACAAAACTATTAGGATACAGATTGCCAAGAGCATATAAAGTATCTGAAATAAAAAGAAGAATTACAGAAGGCATCATGAATAAAGTACCTTGCGTGGTAGTTGTCAAAGATTGGCAATTCAATGCAGGTATTTTTTATTTTACAGTGGTGACAAATACAGGTGAGGAGGTGAAGATAGAACATGAGTTCCAATTATAGCGTAGATACAATTCATAATACTATGCTTAGCAACATTGATGATGCATATCAAAAGACAGAAGGGTTTCCTACATATGATATTACAAGAGGGGAAGCTTTTGCACTTCTTGAATTATGGAAGAAAGCAGAAGAGATTGAGAGGAAGCAGAATGTTGATAATCTAACTGGAGATGAACTAACTAGGGTAGTATTTCAACGCAAAGGAACGCAACGAAAAGTAGCAACAAAGTCTGTATGTAATTTACGAATTGTTGACGGAAATGGAATAATCCATGAAGGGGATTTATTTGAAAGCGAAAGTGGTATTCAATATGAAAGCTTAGAAAATAAAGACGTAGTAAACAATTCAATAATTAAAATAAGATGCACAAAGGCTGGCGCAATCGGTAATGTTCCTAAAGGCAGTATTACACAAATGCCAATTACATTAGCAGGTATCAATGCAGTTATTAATGATGATGCTGCAAAAGGTGGTGAAGATGAGGAAGCAGACGATGATTTGCGAGAACGCTACTATGAAGAACTTCGTGAACCAGCAACAAGTGGCAACGATTACCACTACAAGCAATGGGCGAAGGAAGTTGAAGGTGTAGGAGAAGCTAATATCATTGCGCTTTGGAATGGGAACAATACTGTTAAAGTAGTAGTTATCAATTCTGAAAGAAAGGCCGCTAACACAGATTTAGTTAAGCGTATACAAAATTATATAGATCCAGATAGTAAAGGGATTGGAGAAGGGCAAGCCCCTATAGGCGCACATTGTACTGTGGTCAGTGCAACAGAAGTCCCTATTAATATTGATGTTATAGGGGTACAACATACTAGCACATCCACTAAATCTACTATCACTAATGATATTGCAGAAGCTGTTATCAAATACTTAAAGAAAATTGCGTTTAAACAAAGTTATGTGTCAGTAGCACAAATTAGCAATATCATCATTGATAGTACAGGGGTTACAGATTATGAAAGCGTTACTGTGAATGGAAAAGTAAGCAAGATTAATCTAACTAAAGAACAAGTTGCCGTATTGGGTACAGTAAGTGTGACTTTGAATGACTAATATTGATTTCAAGGAGTTTGCCTTAAAGGCTATTAATAAAATGTACCGCAATGATCCATGGGTGCGTGAGCTATATCAAGCTGCAGGATTACAACTGCAAGATATTGATGAATTGCTAAATGTGCTATTAGATAATGGCTTCTTTGATGCGGTAGGCGTTAGAGGATTAAGAGTATACGAAAAAGATTTAGGCATCAAAGGTGACGGAACAGTAGAACAACGTAGGGCAATAGTACAGATGCTTTGGAATAATAATGGCAAATGTACATTAGAAAAAATTAAAGCCATAGTAAAGACGTTTGTACTTGATGATGTTGAAGTTAAGTTTGAGGAAGGTGTATTAAAGCTAGAGTTTAATAACTCATCATTTGTATACGCTGTTCCTCAAATTAGAAATAATTTAACTGTAGTTAAACCGTCACATATTGGATTGAAGATTGAAGATGTTCGCAGTGTTGATACAAACCTATATGTAGGAGGCATTGTAACAACATTTGAAACAATCAATATAGAACCAATGACAGGGTTCAATACAGAACTTGATGATATTAATATTGCAGTAGGTGTATATATCACTAAAGGCAATGTAGTAAATTATATTAATTGTTAGGAGGTAAGTGATGCCGTCACAATATCCACAAAATGTGGTTACTAAAAAAGGGTTAGCTATGATTGCAGAGAGCGTGGCAACCAAGAAAAACTTAATTTTCACACGTGTAGTAGTAGGGGACGGAAATGCTACTGGCAAAAGCTTTAATGATATGGATGAGGTAATTTCACCTAAAATGGAATTGCCTGTCACTGCTGGTATCAATGAAGGCAACGGTCAATATTTAATTACTGCTACATTATCCAACAATAAATTAGATGTAGGCTTCTTCCCACGCGAAGTGGGTTTGTATGCAAAAGTAGACGGAAAGCAAGAACTGCTTTATAGCTATACAAATGGAGGCAACAATGTAGGATATGTTCCAGATAAAACAACACCAATTGACAGTGAAATTTATAAAATCAGAACAGTCATTGGCAACGCAAAAAATGTAACATTTAAATTTGTTGATAGCACGTTTGTAACAAAAGGGGAGCTAGCGTTACACAATAGTGACATTAATGCACATGAAGATCAATTTAGGAGATACTTGCCTCTCACAGGTGGTACAGTAACAGGAAATGTAAAAATAAATAATGCTGCTATAGGATTTAACAATGGGAATAGCACCTATGATACAAAAATTAGAATTGCATCCAATGGTAATTTTGATATTGGGGTAACTGAAGATAACGCTAATAAAAATGCTACTCCTCAACTATTGCTACACAGCCAAAACAAGCCTAAATGGTACAACTCAAGTAGTGGCGGTAAAGATGTTGCAATTGTTGAGGATATTGCCAACCATAATGCTGACGAAACTGCACATAGGCCTCTTACATCTGCGATTGCTAAGATATTAGGAGATGCTAACTGGAAGGCAAATCCAGCTGCAACTCTAAAAGATATTAAAAACTTATTAGGAATGGGTGGTATTGTAGCACAAAGGCTTGAAGAGAATGGGTTTGTGAAATTTGCCAACGGATTCACTATCCAATGGGGATGTGCAAACCAAAACTATGAAGATTTGAATGGCAGTAAAAAGACCTATCATTGCAGATTCCCTATATCTTTTGAACACGGGATATTGTTTGCGAGCGGTCAAACTGAGACAAACGACAAAGTTAACCATTATACATTTGTTAATATAGCTCATGCACCTAAAGAATCGACAAGAGAAGAGGCAGTCTTTTATACATGGATTGACTGGGATTGGTCATATGTACAGTTTCGATTATCGTGGATGGCATTCGGTTATTAGACAGTTATTTTTTATAAACTTTTAAACGTTTCGACACACGCACTTTTGTGGTGTATACGGAGATACGCATTTTTTGGGTAGTGCTTAATAGTGCTATTCATTGTTATATCCTTTCATTAATTAGGAGGTATATATGAATAATTACATCCATGTACTTGATGCGGAAGGAAAACGCATTACATCAATTGTAGATAATATGTTAGAGCCAGTAGGAGAAGAAACATTGCTGAAACAAGCAAAGGAACAGTATCCTACTGCTAATAGTTATATATATGGTGATGATGCTATGCTTGATGAATTTTTAAATGGCAAAGCATATGTAAATGGTATGTTCACTGATATTCCAGTAAAACAATATGAGCCAACAAAAGTAGAGCAAATTGCAGATATTAAGAAGTATTATAATTCACGATTTGAAACACTAGAACAAATGGTGTTACGTAGACGATTGATTAATGGTGATATTTCTGATTTACAAGCACAGTACAAAAAATTGAATATGGAAATGTTAGCAAAAATTAAGGCGGTGAAATAATCATGGAAATAAAAAGCGATATTCCTGTAATGAAATTTTGCGAATGGTGCTATGCCACCCTTAATGAAGATGGCACTTGCCCTACAGAGGGATGCATACATGATGAGTTGTTAGAAGAGGGTGATACCGATGCTTCCAGTCAAGCATAATCTGACATCAGTAAAAGGTGAATTTATTACTTTCGTAATTGGATATAGTGAATTGATAGATGAAAGTGATTTATTTGCATGTGTTAGAAAGTATCCTTGGGATGAAGAGTATATAGCGAAATTTAATATAACAACATCTACAGAAGAACTAGCAAGCGAAGAAAAATGCAAGATTACACTGGTGCTTGATACAAATGAATTACCGTTTGGTAGTTATATGTATGATGTATTTATATGGGCAGGGGATAAACCTGTTAAATGTTTAGTTGAAGGTCATATTAATATTCATGAAGGAATTAGTAACAGGGGGAAATAAAATGAGCGTAATCAATATTTATGTAAACGATGAAAACAAAGTTAATGTTAAAGACGATACACAAATTATTAAGATTAAAGGTGATAAAGGAGATCCAATGCGTTATGAGGATTTAACTCCAGAACAAAAAGCAGAACTAAAAGGCCCAAAAGGTGATACCCTACGTTTTGAAGATTTAACAGAAGAGCAAAAAGCAGAACTAAAAGGCCAAAAAGGTGATACCCTACGTTTTGAAGATTTAACAGAAGAGCAAAAAGCAGAACTAAAAGGGCCTAAAGGTGATGCCCTACGTTTTGAAGATTTAACTCAAGAACAAAAAGAAGAACTAAGAGGTCCTAAAGGTAATAAGGGCGATACTCCTTCCGTACATAATACAGTACATTTTCTAAAAGAACACTTCATTAATGTGACTGATGACAACTTAGATACTGCTTTATTGGCCTTCTTTGAAGCTAATAAAGACAGCTTATTTACAACCTATGATAACCTTAACTATCAATATCCTTTCGAATGCGAAGACTTTAATCAAGGTGATATTAATTTAGTAGTGCATGGTATTAATCATTTCAAAGTACGAGTTAATAATGGGAAAGAGGTCGAAATTATTGATAACGTAGCCAATATACCAGTAGAAGCTACTAATGATGATTATTTAAATGTAGAATACATTGACATTGTAGGCAATGTAAGGGAATTAAAATCCGTAGAAGTTATTAAAGAAGATGCTACTATGGGTGAAGAATATGATTTAGGTGCTGGCACTTTTATTCTTAAAGGTAAATCTGCGGTAATTAAAACTAAAGCTACTGGCAATGAATTAACATTCCCTAGCGAGTTAATAACTAAATTATCAGATATTACACTTCGCAAATTGACTATTGATTTTGCTGTTAAAAATCCTAATAAGATTAATGCTGTTTTTAAATTCATTCCTAAAACGCTTAACTTAGTTAACTATCTAAATACAGACAAGTTCTATTTTGAAATGGAAAAATCCGTTAATTTTTATACTAAAATCAATATAAATGACACTTTACGATATAAAAAAAATATCAGTGGTAGCAGTGTTTATAGTGACAATTCGCTAGGCGTTTTAATTGGTATTCCAGTTTAAAGAAAGGTAAATGAATGTGGACTTGGCAGTTTGAATTAAACGATATTTTAACTACGCTCACAATAGTGGGCGTAGTTGCAGGGGCAGGATATAGATTGTTAATTATTCCGTTATTACAACAATTAGACTCACAACGGATGCAAGATAATCTTATTTTTCAAGAAAAATGGGGAGTGCTAACTGATACGCTAAAAGATTTGAAAGATGAAATCAAATTATCACGTGCAGAACGAATTAAATCGGAAAGCAAGCAAGTATTATTATCAGCAAAAGTTGAAGCATTAGAAGTGCGTGTTGAGGATATAAAGGGGGAATTACATGAACATACCTCCAAAGCTCATTAATTCAATTAAGAACTCTTATAATTCAATAAGAATAGCCAACATTCATCCTACAGGGATGTGGGCAACAAGGGCGCTAGTACTAACAATGCTAGTGCCTATTTTATTGGTAGTGGTGGAATACATAATGGTATTTAGCAAAGGTTATGTTACAGAAGATATGAATAAGTTGATTAATGTAGGAATAAACATTATAGATCATATCTTCATTCCTTCTGTTCTTACTGCATTAGTAGGGTTCCTTGCATTATGGATAGATAAAGACGGAAATGGCATACCAGATAAATTGGAAGAGCCTAAATTACCAACAGTAAATACTACAGAAAGGAGTGATAAAAAGTGAAAAAAGGATTTGATATTTCCGCATGGCAAGAAGATTATAACGGCAATCCTTACTTCAACCTTGAACGAATGGAGCAAGCTAAAGCAGAGGGCAATGACTTTGTAATTATTAAGTTAGGTGAAGCATATAATGTAGATGAATATTTTGAAGAACACATTACTACAGCATTAGAAGCAGGCTTAGATGTAGGGGTATATTATTTTAGCCATGCGTACACAGAAGCAACAGCCGTACAAGAAGCAGAATGGGTAATCAATACATTAAATGCATATGGATATACTGATTGGCATCTACAAGCTGGTATTTGGTATGACTATGAAGAACACACTCAATTACGTGCATATATTAATGCTGGCGCACTTACATCTCAAGACATGACTAACTGCATGAGTAGATTTGTAAATAGATTATGGCAAGCAGGATTTAATAATGTGGGCATCTATAGTGGGTATTCCTTATTGTGGGATGAAACATATGCATATAGTCAGATGCCAAGCGTTCCTGTATGGTGCGCACAATATGGCTCAACAGAATGTGATTATCCAGATGTTAAGATTTGGCAATACAGTGACAGTGGATATGTAGCAGGCGCAGAAGTAGATGTTAATTATATGTATTAGGGGGTAAATATGTATGAGAAAGTCAAAACTACAATTAATGGTATTAACTATCGTTATGCTGTTATCGGTATTATTGTGTTCATCTCTATCTTTTGCATCTGGTACATCTTCCATGAACCAACAGGAAGCAACGATAACAATACCCTTAACACAGTGGAACGAATTGAAAGCAAACAACGAGAAAGCATTGAACTTAATCGAAGTATCCAGCGTTCCATTGACAGAAGCACAGAACTTAGTCATGAAGCAAAAGAACGAATTGACAGAAGCGCACAATACAATCAACAAATTGGAGAACGAATTGACACAAGCAAAGCTTCAATCAATGAAGCAAGAGATTACCTTAAACGAAATGCAGAACTCATTGACCGAATTGAAAGGGCAAATAGAGAACGACAAGAAAACCATTAAACGCTTGCGGATGCAACGAAATGTATCACAAGTATTAAGTGGTGGTGCAATTATAGGGGTAGCTTTTAAACATTAAGGAAGTGATCTAATCTATCTCCTTACCATGCAAAGGTGGATGTATGGACTTGTAATAGAGTTATGGTATAATGATATTAAAGACAAACCCCTCACATCCCTTTTAGGGCAGACAAGTTCTGATGTGGGGCTTTTTTCATATAAGAAGATTTGTAAGGGGTGCCCCTTATTTGCCCCTTTTTGAAATGTAGAGTTTAAATAATGCAGTAGTGGTGCGGAGTATTGAAAATAAACCCTCAATCCGCACCAAAATATAAGGACCTACAGTTTGCTGTAGGTCCTTTTTGCTATGTCCATATTGGCA